CGTGGGCTTGATATTCGCGGACATATCAATTTCTTGATACGGTCTGAAATCAGGTAAGTTTTGTTGGGAACTAAATGGTTTCCACGTTTGGGGCGCTGCATTATATGCAGGCAACAGTATCTTCTTAGTCAAACTTGTAAAAAGAGCCGGGAAATCTGAAGTGCTGATAGCGCGAGTTGCCAACTCATTTTTGCTCATGCCCAAAGTTTGAATGCCGCGCTTTTGCAGCATTTCCTTGGCGCAATCGAGCAACGAAAAATCGTGATACCGTTTGCCCTGTTCTGTAAGTTCAAACTCCGCACCCATCCGATAGGCTAAAGAATCCTCTATCCCCCGCATTAAATGATCGCCTTCATCTCGCGTCACTTCTACGCGGGTCGTTCGGATTTGTAGCTGCCCCTTTGCCGCATCGCTAAGGATTCTAGTCGCCGCCGCATCTGCTGAAATACCTTGATCAATCAGCACGTCTATATACGCTGAAGTTACGTGAGCCGCCGCCCCAAACGCTCGGATTTGAGTGACGCGATCTCGTTCTGCCTTAAGAACTTGCTGCATTCGCGCCTCAAAATCTACAGGTGGCAAAGGCGCGAGTGCTGGGGGTAAATCTTGGGCGCGGGTTTCAAACTCAGGTACAGGCGCGGGTGTAAGAGTTGGGTCGGTAGGTTGTACTAAGTTTTCTTCGTTTTCAATGTCCATTTTTTTTCCTTCTGAGCGTATTTGAGCTTGTGCATCCTTGCCAATCGGAACAATAGAAATTTCCATTGGCAACCAATCTGTAACCTCCCTTTCTTCTAAATTGCTGTCGGTTCCCCTTTTAGTAATTTCATATTTTCGCACCTGATAACCGACTGAAATACTTCGTAATATCCCGTCTTTTACATCCTGAAAAATTGGCTCGACATCATCCCGTTTAGAAAATCTAACCGTAGCTATTCCTCTTTTCCCGTCTGTTTTAGCCAGTTCTATTACGCCAATTACCGAGCGCAAATCATAGGCGGAATGGCAATCGAGCAAAGGAGCGCCTGAATTTAATCGGCTTAAATCAACATGCCCCTCCTTAAAAGATAATGATTCGCTATACTCGCCATCCCAACCGCGAAAAGTAGCAGGCGCGTCCGTGCCCCATACAACATCAACAGTACGGCGTTCACTATCCAGGGATTTAGGCGAGAATTCCCCTCGGATGAAGTGTGGGGTTTCCTGCCGATTAGGTGTATCTGTAGAGTTTTCAGTCATAATTTTATTAATATTCCTTCAAGAGTAACCTATGGTCAATCCAGCGGAGCCAATTCTCCCAAAATATTCGGATGCAGACGCTCAAACATTGCGAGAAGCGATCGCGTCTGGCGTGAAAGTAGTGCAGTATTCCGACCGCAGGGTGGAGTATCGTAGCCTTGCTGAGATGCGAGAAATTTTAGGGATAATCGAAGCTGTGGTAGAAGCTCCCATCTCTGGTTTTGGGCGCACCTTTAGAAAATATTTCCGATTAGATTCTGACCTGAGATAGCCGTATGCCCAACTTTATTGACAGCGCGATCGCACTTTTCAGCCCGTCTCTCGCACTGACGCGGGAAAAATCGCGGCAAAAATTAGAAGCAATTCGCAATTTTGATGGCGCGAAAAGTGGGAACAGAACTGCCGGGTGGGATCAAACTTTTGGGCTAACCGGTTCGGCAAATGCAACAAACGGAATTATCAGCGATATTTTACGGAACCGCAGCAGGGATTTAACCCGAAATAATCCGTGGGCGGGTAAGGCTTTGCTGGTACTCGAAACCAACACGGTCGGGTATGGCATAACGACAAACATTAAAGCCAAAGCCAAAGCCAGGAAGGATCGCGTAAATAAAGCTTGGCTGAAATGGTCTGAATCGACTAGCTGCGATTACGACGGGCGGTTAGCCTTCCCTGCTATCCAAGCGCTAATTCTCAGGGCGGTCGTGGAATCGGGTGAAGTCTTCGTCCGTAAAAGGGCAATCACGCTGGAAAGGATGGGACAACTCGGTTTGAATGTTCCTTTCCAGTTGCAAATTTTAGAATCCGATTATCTCGATAGCAATAAAAACGGAGCATCCGAACTTTCCGATGGCAATTATATGCTGTCGGGAATCGAGTTTAACAGCCAAGGAGATCGCGTTTATTATTGGCTACATCCCTATCATCCAGGCGACAGTGTTTTAGGGATAAACCAAGCTAATAATTTTGGGATGAGCAGCCGCGTCCCTGCAAATGAGATCCTGCATATCTATCGCCAAGATCGCCCTGGACAAATTAGGGGGATACCTTGGGCTAGCCCTGTAATGATCACGCTTAGAGATTTGCAGCAGTACTCTGACGCGGAACTTTTGAAACAGCGAATAGCGGCGTGTTCGGTTGCCGTAATCACAGAAACAGAGATCCCCGATTATGCCACCCTGCCGATAAGTGGAGATTTGAATGAAGACTTAGGGATAAGTGAACGGCTCACACCGGGCGCGATAGAGATATTGCCACCGGGCAAAGATGTGAAGTTTAATTCTCCTCCGCAAAATTTAGGCTATGTGGAGCATACACGATCGAAACTCCACGAAATCGCGTGTGGGTACGGCATATCATACGAAAGTCTGACAGGCGACTACAGCCAAGTAAATTTCTCCTCTGCTCGAATGGCTCACATAGAGATGGGGCGCATGATAAATAAAATTCAATGGAATATTTTAATCCCCCTACTCATAAACCCAATCTGGCGATGGTTCTCAGAATTTTCCATTTTCTCAGGACTAGATACCACGGGCGTAGAAGTTTCATTTACGTGCCCAAAAGTCATGGCTGTAGACCCAAATAAAGAAGGAGCAGCAACGCTTAAAGCTGTGAGGGGAGGATTAATGAGTTTGTCGGAAGCTCAGAGAGAGGCAGGATATGATCCGATCGAGCTAATGGAGGAAATCAAAGCTGAGCGAAAACTCTATAAAGATACTCTTTTGGATTCAATCCCAACTGTGTTGCCCACTATTTCTCCTCCAAATTAAAAAAAAAAGGGGGCATTTCGCCCCCCGGCATCGGCTAGTCAGCGAGGTAGCGTTCGAGTTCGTCCCAGTTATCCCCATCGAGATGCAGTTCGGGATCGAAGTACTCCTCATCGGGATCGAGCAGCCCGTCTTCCCGCAACCTCGCCTCCACTAGCTGTGCCTCTAAACTCGCCATCTCCATCGCCTCTACCAGCGCCTCCCTCCGCTCTTTCGCGTGTGCCGTAATCGCCTTCAACCCGTCCGTTAGCTTCGACATTTTCTTGCCCTCGTGTTGGTTTCCATGTATCCAATATATACGGTATGGATATGAAAAAACGGCTTTTTTGTCGTACTACAGCGTAATTGTGCCAGTTTTTTGCTCTAAAACGGGGTGCCCACATAGCTCACACTCTATACATGGCGATCCCCGAACAAAAATCTCCGTACTCCCTCGGATTGACAGGGTAATTCATAAAGATACGGTAAAGAATTTGTACTAAAAAACGGTAGTACGAAGTCGAAAGCTTCATGAAGATTAGATAAACTTCAGCCAGATAAATAAAGAATTGAAGTGGCACACTGCGGCATACTACAAGTGTTTGCACGGTTGCATTTTATCCAATCTATGCGGCATACTTAGGATATTTGCACGAGGTAAATCAATGGCGAGAGGCACAAACTCAAAAAGTCTGAAAAATCTTGAAGCGCGAGGAAGGACTCCAGACTGGGATGAATCGAAAAAACGTCGCTATTTATCGGTCACAGATGCAGGGTTTAATGGCGCGCTAAAGCTAGCGCGATCACTGGGATGTAATTCTGTTTCTGATTTGCTAGAAAAACTGGGAAGGATGGACAATCTAATCCCACTAATGTATCTTCAGAAACTGGTCAAGCCCCCCTCAAACTTGTAAATTAAAGGTGTGGTGCAGGCGATAATTGAAATACAAATTATTTGGTGAAAAAAATGGGATTCTTATCCGCACTAGCAGCCGTGATCTCTGAAACTTTAGAAGAGATCGTAAAACTCAAAACCGCCCTTGCGACCGCACTCGCTGAACCACAGGCAAACCAAGATCAAGTTAATGCCGCGCTTGCTGAAAGAGACAAGGCTGTTTTGGCTCTCCAAGCTCTGACCGACTCTGAAGCAGCAGAAAATGAAGATGAGCGAATCGCAGTTGAGGCAATGGTAAGCAGTCTGAGGGAAGCGATCGCCCCCGTTGATACTCTTCCAGTTGACCCCAGCCTTCCAGTTGAACCAACACTTTAATTTTTTAGTTCCCAAATAGTCCATGTGCATTGCGACGCGGTTTCTAGGGGCAGCGTCGCTTTTTTTTTAACCCCACTCAAAGCGTAAAATGTTTCGCATATCCGGCATTGAGATGGTAGGTAAGATAGCCGATACCTACCCACTTGAGTTACGAGCAAAATTTATACGGGATGCCAAGGCTATTTTAATATCAGATCGGGCACATAGCCTATCCGCTATCCAGCAATCTTTTGGGAACATAAACGTCATTAAAGCTGAAGCTCAATCCCAACTTACCGCCTCTCTCAATGAAATTAGGATCGCAGTCGATAGAATCTTAGAGGGTGATCACGATCGCCGTGATAGCGGCGGGGGGAACGAGTTGACCGACGATGAAGTCACAAAAATATTAGACAGGCTTTGACCGTGAAACAGCTAAAAAATTTCCCGTGGTTCTCCCAACTCGATAACAAAAGAAATCCTTACGGCTCATGCAACGTTACAAGCGTGGCGATGTGCCTTTACTATTTTGGCATTCGCGGAAACAACGACGGGCAGCTAGAAGATCAGGCGTACAAAAGGATGGCGGACAAGGGATGGGATCATGGTGACCCTTACCGTATGCGAGATTTAATCGAAAGCTACGGGTGCGAGGATAGGTTTGTACAAAACGGAACCCTGCAACAAATTAGAGATGCGATCGACAAAGGGTTGCCCTGCATCGTCCACGGCTATTTTACCCGTGTGGGTCACATTGTTGCAATCAAGGGGTACGATGCTAAAAACTTTATCGTCAATGATCCTTATGGCGAATACTTTGCGAACGGCTATGACACCCAAGCCACGGGCGAAAGCTTAAGATACTCAATCGGTTTAATCTCTAGGTTGTGCAGTCCTGAAAGCACGGGACAGCCTAAAAATATCTGGCTGCATACTTTGAGCCATGAAAAAAAGTAACCTCAACTCCTACAGCCTTTTTGAGAAGAGCTATGCGGATCTACACCAGCCAAGCGCTTGCCAAGTCTTAGCCCGTTTAGAATTTGCTCTCCCAATCGCTCATAGAATTAATGACGACAAATACAAAAGGGATTTGGAGCTTCATTGCTGCGATAATCTTTACTTTGACGAGCGGCTTCAAGCCCAATTTTTTAGACCTTTGGGCACTTTTTTTTGGTACTTAGCCCCTAAAGAAAAATTCTATCGGGCGTGGCTAAATCATCGCTACAAAAGGAGGGGTGTTACCTTAAAACAAGCAGTGCATTCGCTTTCGATCGTACGGAAAGTTGAGGAGTTTCGCAGGAACCAGCCCAAAAATTAGAACTAATCGCCATGACAGAACCCCTTGAAAATCCTAGCAGCCAAGCCCCAGAACACCCGCATCCAACTATTCAAGATTTTACAATAGCGAAACCTGATAAAACGCTGGACGAAAATCCTGACAGCGAAAACAGCGATCGCAGTGCCCAAACAGTACATGCTTTTACCATCGAAACCAACGCCCTAGCTGTAGAGTTGGACAGCGTGATTGCTGGTGACGGCATAGGTACAGCCATAACCACTGCGAGGAAGGAATTAGAGCATAAGGTAGTCGGTATGAATCGGAGGGCGTATGCTCTGTCCGCCCAAGCAAAAATAGCTGTTGATGCGATAGAAAATGATGCGGACGAAGAGCTAGAGGAGCGGGTAAACGACTTAGATGCCTTAACCGTGATTTTGCAAGCAGAGATCGCCAAGACTAGGACGGACATCGCAGTGTTGACCGAACTAGAAAAAAACCGAGGGCAGATTAAAGATTTAGAATCAATCGCTACAAAGTTGGGAAGAAAATTCACCAGCTTGCTCGTTTTACTTTGCGGTGCAATTTTACTCTGGTTTTGGGATCGAGTAACAGCAGGAGGCTCCAGACAAGAAAGCACAGCCACCAATTTGCTTTTAGGTGTGGGCGTGTCAACAATCTTTTACGGGGTAGCCAACTTGACCCAATCAACCGACAAATTCTGGACGATAATCGAATCGGTTAATCCTTGGAGCCGAAAAGGCTAAATTAGTAAAAAGCTGAATTCACAAAAAGCTAGTTTTGCCTCAATCCCAATAGCTCGATTTTTTACGTTTAGCGATCGGCGCGGCAGAGGTTTTTGGTACAATTTCAGATGTCACTTTTACGCTTTCTACAATCGCTTGTTTGTCATTGGCAGGCGATTTTTTTATGCGGCGTGATGGCGATGATTTGATCGGCTCGATAGATACAAGTTGCCGCACAGCTAACGCATCAAATCTGCCCTCTTGCCAGCGATCTATTCCCAAAACACTTGCAGCCGCTCTTGCATAAACTAAAGTATCTAGCGTCTCATTGCGATCGCGGATCTTCCTCCATTCGTATTTTTTGAATCCGGTTCTTTGGTTTACCGTCACTGCCAAAACTTCAGCCGTTAGCTGCTGAAAATAGTTCTCACCCAATTCTGGAAAATGTATAAAACCGTCTGGATATGGGTCAGTTGCTTCTAGCCTGAGCTTTCCATACAGCCAGGATTTAATGTGACCACTCCCGACGCTCCATAATTTCAAACCGCCCTTAAGAAGTTTTCCGCCTACCGAAACATCAACCCGCGACGGAGCAGCTACAACCTGCTGCAAAGTAGAGCTACCCTTAATCGCCATCAAGGTAGAAGAATGTTGAGATCGAATCCATTGGTAAACCGTTTGTGTTGCAAA